TGTGCACCGGACACGGACAAGAATTGTCTGACAATATTGCAATTTTTCTTAATAGTGGAACTTTTAAGAATACGAAAAAACCATTGAATTATTAACGTAGAAGTGTTATAATATAGCACAGTAAAGGAAACACAAACAGGAGGGCAATAACAATGAAAAAAGTTTCAACAAGGATCGGAACTATTACTGCTAGTGATGAGGTGCTAGATTGTCTGATGCTGTGTTCGAAGAGATAGAGGAGGTGGATAATCATGACAATTAAAACGTATTTTGGAACTATCACTGCAACGAAGGTTACGCTGAAAATGCTTGCCCATTATATGGACATGGCAGCGTTCTATTATGAGGGAGATGATTGTTACGCGATGAGAGCGGCAGCACGTGAGTCCTCATTAGAAATTTATAGAGCACTAAATGAATACTGTAGCAATCATAACATTAGCATGACGGAGATATGAATATGAATATGAATATGAAAAGCAAGTTATACATTAATTATGATAATGGTACGGGAATGAGTATAAGATGCTTTGCATCACGCGAGTCATATAGAATGGCATCCAGAATTGTTCGTGGTTGGGATTATGTTCAATCAGTGGAACTAGAGATGGGAACGACTAAATTGAAAATGTATGCTAGAGAATATGCTGGTGGGCGGTATATGGTTCTTTCCAGAGGTGACGGTTCTACCGTTTCCGCGTGGGCACTGAATGGTAATCAGGAGGGAAGGGATAAAGATGACTGTTAAACCTGTTTGGAAAAATTACAGCAAGCGGGTCGACTTTAAATGAGCTTGCATTGTCTTTGTTCAGGGCGGCTGAATTGGCAAGAGCTATAAATGCGATATACGAAGAAAGATTTCGTAACGAGGCTATGAGTATTTACAATGAATTAGAAACAAATGGCTATTATAATATAAGGGAGGATTAAAATTATGACGTTACGTGAAATGAGACATGAGCTGGCAAAGTACAAAATTCTTATGGTGCCTACCGACATAAAATGCCAAAGAGGCTATAAAGCACGGCGCAACTACTGGCATGAAATTGAGGAGGTGTTGTTTGTACCGTCAACATCAAAACGGCGTCGGGGGCAAGCGTATATATTAGCACCTCGATATGATACCACCCGTTACTGTAAACGTATATATTTCAATGTGTATTATGATACGATCAAAGAGTTAGGGATTTTATAATAGGTTTCACGTGAAACATTAAGGGAGGTTAATATGAAAGCAAGTGATTTTGTTCAAGCAGCTATGGCAGCGGTTAATGTAACATTTTACGATACACACGGTGAACGTGTGGTGCGACCAAATTTAGTAGGATTACGAATTGCTAAAATAATTCCCTTAAAAAATGGTGATTTTAAGGTGATAGTAGAAAGCAGGTGCACAGAATGGCGCTAATAAAACCGTGGATTCAATTTAAATTTGGCGAGCGGGAGAACTACACACCCGCCGCCTTATCAAGGTTTGCTGAGTCGGATATTGAAAAAGAATATAATCGCCTGCGAAGGGCGGCAATCGGAAGGCTAAACACAATTGGAAAATCCGAGTTTCGTGAAGGTGATATATACAGGGAATATAGAAATGCGTTTAGCAAGACAGCAAAACAGATACTGAGGGATGATGGCGTGTTATTATTGAAATATCGGCTAAGTGCTGTTCAGCGTTTTTTATCGAAAAAAACATCAAGCGTCACAGGATTGCGCGAGGTGAATGATAAAATATTAAAAACGCTGTATGAACACGGATATGATTTTGTAACTAAGGATAATATTGATGATTTTGGTGAGTTTATGGATGCTGTCCGAGATGCGGCCGAAGCGAATCGCTATGACTCAGAGCGTGTTGCTGAGTTGTTTGACTGGGGTAATAAAAAAAAGGTACCTGTGGACGAACTGATAGAAAAATTTGAGGATTTTATGAAAGATTTTAGGTGAGGCTATGATTTATCATGTGGATGATTTTCCGTATAGTATAATAGCCGAAACAGAATGTCAACCGCGTCAGAAGAGGAACGCAGGTGGCCGGCAAAAACTGAAATACAAAAATCTGGTTTGCGCGTTTGACATTGAAACTACATTTATTGAGGAGATTAGCCAATCAGTAATGTATATATGGCAGTTTCAAATTGAGAATGATACAGTCATAGGAAGAACATGGAATGATTTCAAATTTTTCATTCAGAAACTGTCATTTCAGTTAGATGAAGATGAACGTTTAGTTACTTACGTTCACAATCTGTCTTATGAATTTCAGTTTTTGGCAGGTATATTTCACTTTGAGCAGGAGCAGGTGTTTGCGGTTAAGTCCCGTCGTGTTTGCAAGGCAGAACTAGAAAACGTGCTTGAATTGCGTTGTTCATATATTCAAACAAATATGTCACTTGATGCATTCACGCACAAAATGGGTGTTCCAGCGGCGAAAGCACACGGTTTTAACTACAATAAACGGCGATGGTATTATACAGAATTGACACCTGATGAATTACTGTATTGTATAAACGATGTTCAGGGATTAGTTCAGGCGATGAAAATTCAGATGGAACGTGACGGTGACAATTTATATACCATTCCATTAACAAATACTGGTTACGTGCGGCGTGATGTGAAAAAAGCAATGAAGTCAGTCAGCTATACTCGAATACAGAAACTGTTACCGGATTACGAGACTTATAAATTATTACGTCAGGCGTTTCGAGGGGGGAACACGCATGCGAACCGCTATTTTGCAGATGTTATGCTGTATGGCGTAAAATCAGCGGATCGTTCAAGCAGCTATCCCGAGGTTGAGTGCAATCATTTGTTTCCTGGCACCCCATTTAAATATGTGGCTGGTGTAACAATTGGCGATCTTATTCACTGGAAAAAAGATTTAGGACGTGCATTTCTTTGTCAGGTAAAAATGTTTCACGTGAAACTAAGAACAGAGGAGTGGGGTTGCCCATATCTGACTAAAGCAAAATGCCGGAATATTGATCGCGGCGCTATTTATGACAATGGGCGTGTTTTGGAATCTGAATATTTAGAAACGACATTGACAGATATTGATCTGGAAATTGTGATGGAAGAGTATGCCGCGGATTATGAAATAATAACAGCATGTCATTCCCGTTATTGCATGTTACCGGAACCGCTAGTCAAAACGATATGTGAATATTATATTCGAAAAACTGGTTTAAAAAATAATGACGAAGAGGATCCGACCGGATATTTTTATATGAAATCAAAAAATAAGTTAAATAGTGTATATGGTATGACAGCGCAAGATCCAGTTATCGAATCTATTCTATTTGAAAACGGTGAGTTCAAAACAGATGACAGTGCTAATGAAAAAATGTTATTGCAGAAAAGCTATCACAGATCGTTTATTCCCTATCAGTGGGGGGTTTGGTGTACCGCGTGGGCGCGATGGGAATTGGAACAGGGGCTGAAATTGGTGCATGGAACGAAGGATGCATATTTCATATATGATGACACTGATTCGATTAAATATTTAGGGGAGGTCGATTGGACGACATATAACGCGGCAAAAATTGCTGCAAGTAAAAAATCGGGAGCATTTGCAACTGATAAAAAAGGTGTCACACATTATATGGGCGTTTTTGAACAAGAGGAACAATATTGTCGGTTTAAAACGTTCGGCGCTAAAAAATATGCATACACACATTGGGATGAAAACGATGAGGAAACACCGGTGGAAATTACGATAGCCGGGGTTCCAAAAGAACAGGGGGCATGGGAATTGCGTGCGGCTGGCGGTATCGATGCATTTAATATTCCGTTTTTGTTTCATGCGGGGAAATTAGAGTCTGTATATAATGATGACGTGAACATGATATACAAAAATGAAGATGGGAGGGATATAAAAATCACACGCAACGTAGCGCTGCGACCGACCACTTATAATTTGGGCATTACAGCTGATTATATGTGGGTTTTAGAAGATGCAAAAGTTTTCAGAAAAAGCATGAAGCTATTGACATATTAGCAATTCTATGTTAATATAGATATGCAACAATAAACAAAGACAACAAACAAGAACAGGAGAACAATCATGGAAATTATCAAAAAATCAAGCGACGAACTGACAATGAAACAGATGTATGATCTAACAAAATCACCGGAAATCCAGAGAGTTTCAGATAATGACGGGGCACTGGTACAGGTGAATGCATGGGCACTGTATAATGACACCGACAGTATCGGGAACACGCGAGAGATATTATCCATTTTGGATAATGAAGTAGGAGCGGTGGCAACTAACAGTGCAACGTTCATTCGCGATTTTATGGAAATTATAGAGATGTGCAAGGACTGTGGTGTGGAAGTACAGCACGTTAAAATTAGTTCAGGAACAAGTAAGTCAGGCAGAAAGTTTTATACATGCGTGTACGTGGATTAATGTTTCACGTGAAACATGGAAAGGGGAGGGGAGCATTTAGCTCCCCTATTTTTTATTATGTTATATTTAGAAAATGGATATTTAAATTATAATGAAATATACAACCTGCCCGTTCCGTTTATTTTTATCGTAGGCGCGCGTGGTATCGGGAAAACATACGGAGCGGTGGATTATCTGTATAAAAATAACATCCCGTTTTTATTTTTGCGCAGGACAAAAACACAGGCGTATACTCAGATTGATCCGGAGGTGTCCGATATTGAAAAACCTCTTAAACAGTACGACGTTGTTTTCAATGCAAATAAAGTAACAGATACAATGCAATCATTATCTATTGATAACAATGAGTATTTTGCGCTGGTAACGTCACTGTCAACCGGTTCGAATTTGAGAGGTTTCAATGGCGAACGGGTCGAGGCGATATTTTTTGACGAGTTTATTGCGCAGCCGGAGGAAAAACCGATTCGAGAAGAAGCGAGCACGTTTTTCAATTTAGTTGAAACTATTTCACGTAATAGAGAATTAGAGGGGCGTAATCCGGTCAAGGTAATCTGCGCAGCAAACAGTTTCAATCTGGCAAATCCTATTTTTATTAAATTAGGTTTAGTGTCGATTGCAGAAAAGATGCGGGTGAAAGAATCGGAAGTCTACATTGACAAAGAACGAGGTTATTGTATCATCCAGCCCTTGCACTCGCCGATTTCCGCAAAAAAAGAGGAAAGTGCCCTGTACCGGTTAGTTGGTGATGACTCCGACTTTGCTGGAATGGCACTACGAAACAAATACCTGGATGACATCAGTGATACGGTTTGCAGTAAAAATTTAAAGGAATATCGGATATTGGTCACAGTTGGTGAGATTTCAATCTATAAGCATAAATCGCAGGAAGAGTATTACGTTAGTCAGCATAAATCAGGAACGCCGAAACAGGTTTACACGACAGGCAGCGCAGATAAAAAACGATTCAATCGCGAGCAGCATTTTTTATGGACAGCTTTTATGCGGAGGAATGTCTATTTTGAAAATTATTTGTGTCAGGTGTTATTTGACAACGCATTTAGACTGTGATATGCTTTATTTGTGGGCAGGCACAAAACCAGTCCCGGAAGGACGTGCAAGCGGTTGGTTGCCGCACGACTGCCCACAATGTTTCACGTGAAACATCCGGGAAGAAAGGGGATTAGATGGATGTAACGGCTATTACACAGATTGTTAGCACGCTGGGTTTTCCGATTGCAATGTGTATCTATTTGTTGTACCGCGACGGAAAACGCGATGAAGCGCACAAAGAAGAAATGGCAAAGATGACCGAGGCGATTAATAATAACACAATTGCATTAACGCAGCTCGCGGAAAGGATGGAAAAACATGACACAGAATGACATTTTGATTTTAGCAAAAGCGGGATTCACAGCACAGCAAATCGCAGCGTTGAGTGTGACACAGGCTCCGGCAGTTCCGGCAGCCCCGGCAGCTCCGGCAGCTCCGGCAGCTCCGGCAGCTCCGACGGCGCCGACGGCTCCGACGGCTCCCACACCTCTGACGTATGAGCAGTTTCAACAGGAATTGCAGAAAATGGCATTGATGGGGGCGCAGCAATCAGGCAGAGTGGAAACGGCGGATACGATACTGGCATCAATTATCAATCCACCGACAGCGAACATTGAGGAGGGAAAATAAATGGCCGCAAACGATTTAACAATTAATCAGATTTCTACTGTTCTGGGTGAGATCGTGGAACAGGCAACCGGTAGCAAACCGATGGCGGTTACGGATACGTCCAGTTTTGTTACTGTAGCGCAGATCGGATTAAAAACCGGTTATGACACGCTTGCTACTGCTATTTCACAGGTGCTTTCACGGACAATTTTTTCAACACGTCCATACAACCGGAAGTTTGGCGGGCTAGAGGTGTCTAATCAGAGATACGGAAACCACGTGCGGAAACTGTCGCCGATCGACAAAGCGCCGGAAGATGATGAGCGTTATTCCCTGACTGAGGGAGGAGCGATTGATCATTATAAGGTATCAAAGCCTCTTGTTCAACAGACAAATTTCTATGGGGCTAACACATATCAGCGACACTTAACGACCTACCGTGATCAGCTGGACATATCTTTGCAGTCACCGGATGAGTTCGCTAGTTTTTTGTCAATGACGCTGTCGAACGTGTCTGATATGATTGAACAGGATCACGAAAACACTGCGAGGGCAACAGTTGCAAACCTTATCGGCGGTGCTATTGATCTGGCGGGTTCAAACGTAGTTCATTGTTTGAGAGAATACAATGCAATTACGGGTGGGACGTATACAGCGGATACTGTATTGAATCCAGATACAATTGCCGGTTTCGCAAAATATTTAGTAGCACGTATTAATACGATCGCAAAAATGCTGACAGAGCGTTCAACCGTGTTTCATCAGACGATCAACAAGAAAACGGTGATGCGGCATACTCCTGTCGAGCGGCAGAAGGCGTACATTTATACAGACTATCTGTCAAAGGTATATGCAAACGTATTTTCGACTGTTTTTAATGAAAATTATCTGAAAATTGCAGATACCGAGGAAGTTAATTTCTGGCAGTCTATTAAAACACCGGGCAGCATTAATGTAACGCCCGCATACACCGATTTAACAGGAGCCATTGTCAAGGGAGAAGCGGTCAATAAACCAATTTTAGCTGTTTTGTTTGACGAGGAGGCAGCTGGTTATACGGTTGTAAACCAGTGGACACAGAACACACCGATGAACGCGGCAGGCGGCTATTACAACACATATTGGCATTTTACAGATCGTTACTGGAATGATTTTACAGAAAATCACGTAGTGTTCGTTTTAGATTAATGTTTCACGTGAAACATGGGAGGTAGTTTTTAATGGCGATTCCGGTTAAATTTTACAGATTTTCGAAAAAAGAAAATTCAACAAAACGTCCGGTCACCGCGGATAAAACATATTCCTGCACGATCAAATCAGAATCCGGGGTAATCACTCCCCGGATTTCATTAAATATTCCTTTAACAGAAAATCCAACTATATACAATTATGCTTTTATTGCGGAATACGACAGGTATTACTATGTAGCGGATTGGCAATGGACGGCAGGACTATGGACAGCAATGTTGTCAATTGACTATCTGGCATCATGGAAGGACACAATAGGATCTTCCTCATTTTATGTGTTGCGTAGCAGCGCAGAATTTGACAAAACCGTGACAGACGCAATCTATCCGGCATCAACTACAGTAACGGTCAATACTATTTGGAAACAATTTGACGATTGGTCAGAACTACCGACGCTGGGACGTGGTACATATGTCGTCGGATTGATTAATGACTCATCATCCGACTGGGGAACGATTGCATACTATGCACTATCCCCAGCGCAAATGTCATCGATTCGACAGTTCATGTTAGCCGGCGCAACGGATTGGAACACGATCGGCAGTGATCTGGACGCTTCGTTGTTGAAATCATTTGTCGATCCCTTTTCATATGTCGTATCGTGCAAATGGTTTCCTATCACAATTTCCGGCGGTCAAGAAGAAAATGTTAAATTTGGATTTTGGGACAGCGGCGTGAAAGCGCGAAAACTGTCATCATTAATGAATCGCAAAGAGTTCACACTTGCGCGTCCTGATATTCCCGGAATTGCACGCGGGGACTGGGTAGGGAAAAGTCCTTTTACTTCCTATCATGTACAATGCATCCCATGGGGGATTATCCCGATCGATTCAACAGATATTACGGCAGACGGTGTCACAGTTGTCCGGCTGATTGATTATGTCACAGGGTTAGGAACTCTGGCAATTTACAAACGGATCGCCGGTGACGGCGAAACGCAATACAATGAACAGGGAGGTTTGCTTAACATTGTGGAAACACAGATAGGTGTTGATGTTCGGCTGTCACAGCTGTCCTATGATATAACAGTTCCCACATCATTAACAGAACTGGTTGGTGGCATGGCATCAATGGCATTTTCCAGCGCATACGCGGCGGCGGATTCTGCGATCGGAAAAAACGCTGGAATCGCCAGTGGAATAAGCGCGGCAAATAGTAGTGGAAAGCAGGTCGGTGAACAGGGTGGATATGCGCAGAACAGTCTGGCAGGAACAGTTGCATTAGTCGCAAAAACATTTACACCGGTCGCAGACGATAATGCTGAACAGGGGAAACCGCTCTGCGCTAATCGTCAAATTTCAGAAATTCCAGGTTTCGTAAAGGTGCAACACGGTGATGTGCAAATGCTGGGGACGATGACAGAAAAAGTCGCCGTGAAAAATTATCTAGAAGGGGGTTTTTTCTATGAATGAATTTTTGAAAGTGCCGGAAAATCTGGTGGCAGCGATCGAGGTGATGAATGGGGTTCACGGAGTTGGTGAACAGCGTAAAGCATCGCTAGAACGTGAAGGATATGATGCGAAAAAAGTACAGGAAATTGTAAATTTTTTGGTAACGGTTTGGGAGGTGTAGCAATGCCTAACTGGATATATCGCATCGGCGGCACCGGAACAACGTTGTCACAGGATGAACAGGACAATAACATTTTATGTATCTATGATGCATTGAACCGCTATGGATGGTCAAAAGTTGCAATAGCAGGAGCGTGCGGCTGTTTTCAACAGGAATCATCCTACAATCCCGGTATTTACGAAACGTCGCATGGCGGGACTCTGAACAACCTGCCCTATTTTCCAGGCGGTATGGGGCTGGCACAATGGACAGACTATCCCGCATATACGGCACAATATCCAAACCCTTTGCCGTGGTCGGCAGAGAAGGAAAACAAAAATTGGTATGACGGTGATTTTCAGTGTTGGCTTCTCACCCAGGCGGACAATTCAGAGTATACGTCCATGGGTTACGGACAGGGCCCTCGTTGGGGCTGGCAAACGTCTAGCAGTTATCCGTCCATTCCGTTCAACGACTATATTCATTTTGACGGCACGGTTGATGACGCTGTGAAGTATTGGTTTTATTGTCTGGAATGGCACGCGGCGGGAATCCCGGACTGGGTGAATTACGACGAACGTGTACGACAGGGGAAACACGCGCTGGAAATCATGGGTGGATATACACCAGGCATGGATGCAAAAAAATTAATCACGATTTTGGCAAAAAAGAGAGGTGAAAAAAGTGGACGGATACGGCGCACCATTTTATTATGATTATCAGAATGCTGCTACATCAATGGTCAGTCCTAACACAGTACATTGCAAAAATACAGGACTAGCAAATTATTTTGCTAGATATCTATTGCAAAAAGCAATGTCTGTTTTTGAATTTCATTTTCCTGACTGGTGGTCAGAAAATTATTTACTCTATGTGTTGTATTGCTGGGGGCGTTTTGCAATTTTTAATACGGATCGGTTTGGTGTCGTAGCGCTGGATTGTGGGCTGACAGGGTATGATCTGTTTTATCAGCCGACCCATGCGGTCATCACAAACCCTTTGATAAGAAATACAATAACTCCGAAAATCGGATCACAGTGTGTTGTTGTGAAACTACAACCGAATTATTGTGGCATATTGGATATTGTATCCTATTACGCAGATTTAATGGCCTTGTGTGCCGAAGCTATAGGAATGAATCTAGTTAATAGCAAACTGTCATACGTGTTTGCAGCGGATAACAAACAGTCTGCCGAATCCTACAAAAAAGCGTGCGACAAAATCTATGGGGGTGATCCATCCGTTTTCATGGACAGCAAGCTTTTTGACTCTGATGGAAAAGCTAAATGGCAAATGTTCAATCAGAATGTAGGGCAGAATTACATTGCTGACAGGGTTCTTGCAGATATGCGCAAAATCGAACAAATGTTTGCAACTGATATTGGAATCCCAAATGCCAACACGGACAAAAAGGAACGCCTGATTGTGGACGAAGTAAACAGCAACAATTTTGAAACGCAATCACGTTGCGATATGTGGCTAATGTCCATGAAAAAAGAATTTGAAAAAGCAAACAAAATGTTCGGATTGAATTTGTCAGTGGACTGGCGAAATATCGAAAGGGGGGCTACAATTGGTACAGGCAACGTTGTCGATCATGGGGCTGTATAATTATGATAGTTCAGTTTTGGACGGATTAATACAGAATTTACCAAAGGCCGCAAAAATTCCGGTAGACGATGTTCACGTAGTGGGGCAGGATTTAAACGCGGATGCACTAGTTACAGAATTATTAGCGCAGTCCGGCGAACTGGAATTTGTATATCCGAATCCAGATGCTGCTAGGAAAATTATCACAGCGTGGGCGCTGATAAACGCAGAACGGTGGCAGAGATTATACAATACAATGTGGTTTTCATATAATCCGATCTGGAATAAAGATGGAACAACAACGCGGACGGAGACAGAAACTCGTGATTTATCTGCAACTGATAATGACTCGATGACAAATACAGGTACCGGAAAAGAAACACGTAATTTGAAATCAGCCAACACGCCTTCGTTAACCACAACCGAAACCGAAAAAGTTGCAGGCTATAACAGTAATGATTTTGTAAACAGCAATCAGAAATTGACAGAAACCGGCGGTGTTAGCAGTCAAACGGATACCGGAACAATCGAAAACAGTGCTGATGCCACTAGCAACCGCACAAATACAAAAACCGATACAGGAACAATAACCAGGACGTATACCGACCGGGAAACTGGAAATATCGGTGTTACTGAGACACAGACAATGATACAGGACGAACGAAATGTCGTTGATTTTAATATGACACAGATCATTATTAATGATTTTATTTCCCGGTTCTGTATCCTGGTATATTAGGAGGTGCTATATGTTTGAAAATTTTCCTTACACTAATTTCCACGAACTTAATCTTGACTGGATTTTAGAACGCATGAAAACCCTTGGGAAAGACATGACCACTCTTAAAAATTATGTGGATAACTACTTTGACAATATTAATCTGCCGGACATCGTGGAACAGAAAGCCGCTGAAATAGAGGACCTTAGTTTTTTCAAGAACAAAAAAATATGCATCATCGGTGACAGTATTTCAGATAATACAACAAACCCTCCTAACTGGACAGTTCATTTCACAGAAACGGTAAAAAAAGTTGGGGCCGTTGTGACAAACATTGCGGAAAATGGGGCATCTTTTGCAAGCTGGAACCAGAATTTTGACTCTAAAGTTCCTTTAGGACAGGATATCTACATTGTGTTTTTAGGCGTTAACGATTTTCAGGGGCAATTCCCTTTTACACCGAGTCAGCCGTATAGTGTATATGATTCTGTGTACACTTTTTTCGCAAAATTAACAGATAGAAATAAACAAGCCGAAGTTTTTTACATGAGTCCTATCAAATACTATCTAGCGACTGGACTGAAAAATAAATCGCCACTGTCATTCTATAGAAGATTTTATGAATTGACGGCATCGTCATTCGGTGCTACAGTTATCAGCGGATATGATGCGCCGAAACTTAATTCATTTACTCAAGGCAGCATCCTGTCTGACTATCTACACCCAGGAACCAGCTATGCGCCTGTCCTCGCCGCATACATCATACGTGCAATGACAGGACATGTTAGCACTTTTAGCCATGAACCGATTGATTATTATGTCGATGAAACAAGCGGCGCTAAAGTGATAATGGATAGCAACACTTTCGACATCATGGTCGAGGTGAACACGCAGGCAAGTCTTAGCGCAGGATGGTATGCAATAACAACATTGCCAGCCATTTTAAAAAGTTATGTTCAATGGGATTTAAATGTTCCTGCCGCCTATGGTAACGGTTATACTACACTAGGAATCGACTGGACAACTGGAACCCTTCGTGCATATCTTAGCGATGCCAATGAATCACTGCGATTTACAGTGCATGGAAAATTGCATATATTAAATAACAAAATTTCATAATTGTCAGACAATTCTTGTCCGTGTCCGGTGCACAAAAAGGATCTCTCATGTTCGCTGGATACGGACATCTTTTTCTGTCAGTGTCCGTGTGGGAAAGACAAATGTCCGCGGGGGGCGTACAGATTATCCC